ATCTGAATCAGTAATAGTGTCCATAATACCACTACCTGTTCGTGCAGTACCATCACGGTTATTGCCTTTAATTACATTACGGATTTCTTGTAGCTCAGGTATTTTATCAGTATTACCAGACTCTTTAGCCGCTTCAATCTGAGCGTCTAACCCGTTTATCATGTTATTCATTTCTAGCTTTTGTGCAGCTCTGAGAGCTAATCCTACAACAGGACCGCCAACAGCGCCTGCTGCATAGCTCATAATGTCGCCGCCTACGCCTGTCATCTGATTGTAGTTATCTAGGAACTTCTGAGCGGTAGCCTCTTCTGGATTTGTCCAATCAATACGCTCAGGAGCTTCAGGTGGTTCATAGTTATTATCGTTATCAGAGCCTATATTACCTGTTGCAGTACCTGTTGCCGTTGTTTCTGCAACCTGTTCTGCTACCTGCTCAGATGTGGCTCCTTCAGGGTTATAGCCTTCTGGAATAGGCATAAGAGGTTCACCATTCATAAACTGAATGTAAGCCTTCTGACCATCTGGGCCTATGTAAGTACGGATCTCAAAGCCGGAATTTGTAATACCAGAAGCAACCATATCAGTCATGCCGCCTTCTGCATAACCAGAGATGAAACCACCCTTGTTCATCATGGGTTGCTCTTCTGCGCCATCATCAACCATTTGTAGCTCAGAGATATCGAAGGGAAGATCATCACCACCCATCTCCATGCCTGTCTCTTCGATAGGCTCACCACCGATACGACCATTGGATTCCATTTCAGCAAAGCCACGCTTAGCTTCTGCACGGATATCCTCAAAGAATTTAACACCAAAGAAGCGTACTACGTCAGCAGGTACGACATACTCACCTTCACTCAGTTGAGCAGGGATGTCATCACGTACTTCTTCTGGCATAGAGCCTACTGGTACTTCGTTGCCTGATACAGGGTCTACGTCTTCTGCTAGACCTCCTAATGCAAAGGCTTTTACAGTTTGATCTTCTTCACCCTGCATCATCTCTGCGTATTGATAATCGTCCATTACAACCCCACCCTTTGAGTAGCCTCTATTAAGTTCATCAAGTGTAGGGAGATCCTTGACACCTGCAGCTTCGTTTATAGCATTAACCTCTTCACGAGATAGAACACGATTTACTTTCATTTCACCGCCAATAAGCCATTCACCCGTCATGTTGGGATTAGTCTTATAACGGTAGTGCCCCATGCTAGGCATCTCATCATTTATATCTGCGGTACGTACATCTGGTGTACCGTCTTTCTTTATTCTTGCCTTAGAGTTAGCTATAGCTTGCCAATCCACGTCTGCAGGCATCTCTACTTCTGCCCATACCTGATCTTCACCACGATACTTTACAGATTTACCATTTATTTTAGTTTCTGGCCCGATATGTGTGGCTATAGGAACATCACCAGCATGCCATCCTGGCCTAGCAGCAACAGCTTTTATAGACTTAGCTTTTGATCCTTTAGGTAAGAAACCTGCTTCTATAAGCCTGTCACGAGTTTCTTGATCCGGTATCTTTATAGAGTCTCCAGTGCCTTTTTTACCTGCTGTTCCTCTAGAGGGTACATACTGTTTACCGTTTTCAGCTGTAAATCTGTAATCAGGAAAAGTAGCATCTAACCATGTGCCTGTAGGTACTTCTGTATCTGCATCTACAAAGAGAGGGTATAGTTTACCATCTTCCCCTTTAGTAAATAGTTTATAAGCTTTAACAGTTTTCTTAGGTTTCTTTGGTGCTAGTCTCACATTACCAAGACCAGAACCCATAGCATTAGGATCAACCTCTACACGCTTAGCTACATCAAATACTTCTGTAGCACCCTTCTTAATAGCTTTAGCAGCAGCGTCACCTAGACCCGGAACAAGACCTACAAGAGCAGCGCCACCCAGTGCACCTGCTAAGTAATAATTAGGTTCATCTTTCTGTAGCTCATCGTAGACTTCCTTAGCCGCCATAGCGTCACCAATGATAGGTGTCATCTCAGCAACAAAAGTAGCAGCATCTCTAAAGGATACCTCTGGAATATCTACTGCAAGTTTCTTACCTTCTGCAGCCCAACCCATTGCCTCTTCTGTTTGATTGTCTAGGTCAGCCATTAACTTTGTCCCTCAAGTATTTCAGGTTGCGGTACGCTGAGATCTTACCCTGAGAGCGATACACCTCTACAGGGTCTGATATATTCTCAATACTTTTGTGTTGCTGTGCAATGCACTCATCTAACTCAGAGAGAAACGCATCCCACATTGGTTTATCGTTAACAAGCTTCTTAAGCGACATTACCACTAAACCCTTGTTCACCTGGTGTAGGGGCTGTACCTACTCCCATCTGAGCGCCGCCACTACCTGTGGTGTCCTGTACGCCCTGTGGACCTTGTCCTTCAGGTGCTGGGCTACCTTGGGGCATAGGAGCGCCTTCTGGGCCTGTAGGGGCTGGAGGTGGCGTCTGGAAGCCTTTGAGGATCTCAGCTTGGATAGCTGCATCCTGCATAGAGTTTGTAACCTTGTCTGGATCAAGGTCCATAGACTTAGCAATCTCACGGATGATGTAGTCCATCTTAGCAAAGGGAGCTAGTACTGGGTTCTGTGCAACCTGCAAGAATTGCATCAAGCGCTGTGACCGTACTTCGTTAGCCATCAAGCTCTCTGTACCAGATGCACGAACCTCTAAGTCACCACGGATAGAGGAGTCAAAGTCAAACTGCATGTTGAATGCAAAGAAAGCCTTACCCATTGGACGAATTAGATAATCATCAACATTCTTTACTACCGCCCGAATAGAACCGTTAGCAGCAGACATAAGCATAGAAATACCAGAAGCTGTACGCCCAACGCCAGATACTCCGGTTTGTCCGTGAGCGAAGCTAGGGAATCCAGTACTCTCATCTGCTAGAACTCGTGCCTTATCAAACAGTTGCATGTTTTCTTGTGCAACATTAGGGAACTTAGTGCCGAAGATGGCTTGACCCGGAGCACCGCCCTGACGCCGGAACACCTTGCCGGGATACACAGATAAGTCTTGACCTGGTACAAGGTTAGTCTCGTCTACTTCAATGATAAGATTACCAGACAGTGCAGCGTTGTCAATAGCCATACGCATAAAGCCATTCATCAGCGTCTGCGTGTCGTCCATGTTCTCAGCAATACCGATACCAAAGAAGCTGTAAGGGTTGTGCTCATAAGGGACTGCATAGTAAGGGATACGTGCAGGCTTGAATGGGTTAAGTACAAAGCGTAGTACTTCACCATTAGCTACCCAGATATTGCAGTTAAGCTCATCCAAGTCTTTGTACTCACGTGGGATCTTAACGCCGTGTTCCTCTAGGATGTCTACATCAACAAAACCCCAAAACTCTAATACTTCCCAGCGCTCTGAGTCTGGCTGTGTATCATCATCCTCCATAGCCATTTCCCAGTGCTTCTGAATATAGTCTGGGCCTTTGGCTACAGCCATGTCTAGAGCATCCTTCATAAAGTAAGGACGGCTCTTAAGCGCACGTAATTGTGTACGGGACATCTTATGGCGTTCAATAATGTATTCTGCTTCATCCATAGATGCAGCTTCTGGGTCAGGGTAGAAGTTCCAGCAAGATACATGCTGTGTCTCAGGAACAGTCTTGATGATAGGGTCGTATTCACCCTCTTCATTCCAGTTAGGGTATTCCTTATCTACAGCAAACGGGCCTTTCATTACACCCGTGCCAAGTAGAGCCATCTCAAAAGCCATAGAGCGTAAGTGAATAGAAGCACCAGACTCTTCTAGCTGGTCATGGATCTTCTTTTCCATCTTCTTAGCTGCAATCATAGCAGGGTGGAATGTAACAGTAGTAGGCGTAGTGCCGTCACCCTCTACAAGCTTATCGCTTACGGACTCTAGTTTATCCTGAAGAGGGCCAAGACGCCGTGCTAGATCTGCAAGTGTCTCACCTGGCTCAAGCTTAGTGTCAGGACCAATCAAGTAAGGCTTAGGCGCTGGGCGCTCTGTTACAGATTTAAGCGCATCACCAGCTGCAGCAGCGTTAGGGTCTACATTGATGTGTACAGACTCAGCTACACCGTCTGGAAGAATAGACGGGTCTACAGTCATAGGGAATTTGTTGTTACCAAATAGTACGTCTGTAATAGAACCATATGCAGCGAGTGTCTTAGTCTTGGTCACTTTAACAAACACACGAGACTTCTCAGTATCTGTGAACTGTACGTCAGAACTGTAAAGGCCACGGTAGTTACGGTAAGCACGTAGCCAGCGCTGCTCATCTGAGTAACGAGAGTCTTCAGACCGTTTATACCGTTGCTTAACAAAGCCTACGACACTTGATGCCTCTGAGAAGATGCTATCGTTAGTATCCTCCGCAGCGGTTACTTCGTCTGTCTCAAATGAAAGGTCATTGATTTCTGCCATGTCTTTATTCCTTAATAGCCGAAGCTGGGATCACTAGCCTGAAAGCCTGTGCGTTGTTTTGCTGGGTTGTAATCCCATATACTGCTGCGTGGACGTGTCATAATACCGTAGCGTAAAGCATCATAGAGGTGATCTTCTGCATGTGTATCAACGTCTTCTGGATTCTTCTTGTCCAGTGGAATGCTAGGTATCTGTGCAATAGTGTTTGTACAGTTGCTCATAAATACAAGACGAGGCTTATCAGTAAACTCATCTACCTGTAGACGCCTGTGTATTTCGTTTTTACCTGCGACACGTGAGCCTCTTGACCTGTCAGACGGACGCCAACGGCAACCCTTCATATTCATCTGCTCTGCCAAGCTAGGCCCAGTGTCGCCACGGTTGTGCCATAAAGAACTATCCAGCACCCCGTATCGCATTGTACCATCTTTTGCTTCTGCTTCCAAGATTAAATCTGCTAAGTCAGAAGCTGTAACTTTAGAGACATACATCTCACGGTACACAATAACCTGTTCGTCAGGAGCTACAGCAAACCAGAGAACACCAGTGTAGCTACCATAACCATAATCGCAAGCCCTAAACCTTGCCCAAGAGTCAGGGATCTCGAATGGGTCCACGACATGTATCTTTCGATCAAACTCAGGAAAAGCGGCACCCTCATTAATGTCCCAGTTACCTTCAAGTAACTGCTTACGCTGATGCTCAGGCAGAGAGAGAAGCATCGCTTCATAGTCGCCAGAGTCAGATAAGTACGGATTATCAAATAGAGAGGCTGGAATAAAGCGGCGCTTAAATAGAGGCTGACCTGCTTTACTGTGGCCTTGAGGGTAGGTGATTGTTTCACCTGACTCAAGATGCGTTGCCCAAAAGGGTTCATTTGCTCTTGCAGGGTCGATAAACATTTTCTTAACCCAAGCATGTCCACTTCCTCCGGGGTTTGTTGTGGCCCTCATGTATAGGCCTAATTTGTTAGAGTGTGCAGATCTCAAGCGAGATCTCATATAATCCCAAGCGTAAGGTGAAGACCATTGAGTAAGTTCGTCAAATCCAATCCAGTTAAAAGCCTGACCTTGATAGCGTGTGACATCTGTATCCTTATCCAAGTATGACATCCAGAGTCGACCACCTCTAGGAGAGACCCATTGTGATTTTCTTTCCGACCATTTGATACCCGGTACAGCACGAGGGTATAGCTCCTGTGACTTCTGTATTAGTTCCCTTAGTTCTTCTGTTGTGTGACGTACAAGTAGACCACTAAAGTTAGGATCATTCAACCCATGTAGCGGATCAGCAAGCATAGCGTAGGACTTACCACCACCCGCTGCACCACCATAAAGTACTTCACGCTCTGATGCACTAAGAAAGTAAGACTGTGGGCCAGGGTTAGGCTTAAATACAATCTCTTGTGCTAAATCTACATCAAACTCTTCTGCTTTAACGGTAGCAGGTACAGTCTTAGGCTCTTCAATCTTCTTCGATACTGTAGCTGCCGACACGTCCTTCTTCGAGCTTTTTGATCTGCGAGAGCGTTTCTTCGAGCCTTCTGGCAAGCTTGCGTTTAATTGCAGCTGATTTCTTACGTTTTTGCTCAATTTTAATTCTCTTATGTAGGCCCATGTGTGATATGGATCGTCCAGTAGTCTTGCTTAACCATATTGCTACTTCACGATAAGAGTACTGCTTTAAGTGTCTCTTGGCAACCTCTAATGCTTCTAATTCCTCTGGTATAGGTTCTAACAGTCGTTCATCATCAGGATGCACTCTATAACCAAAGGGTATTTGCCTTAATGAAACACGAGCTATTACGTGCCATTCTCTCTCTTTACCCTTTAACGGCCTTGGTAGTTCCCAAAAACCCAAGTCTCTATCATAGTCATATCTAGGCAAGGTTACTCATTAGCACCTTCTTTAGGAGGAAGATAAAAGATACCACCTCCATTAGAAGTGACATCAACTTTGTCTACCTTACCAAGTCCTGCACGATCTAGCAAGTCCTTTGCTGCAGCCATCTTCTCTTTAATGCCTAACTCAGTAGGATCAGAAAGTGCGCCTACAAGAGCCATAACAGCTTTAGGAGCAGAACGAGCAAAGTGTGTACGTGTTGCTGCACCAATCTCTTCTTTTAGAGACTCTACAATAAGACGTGTAGGTGTTTTCTCACTATAGCCAGCTAACTTCTTAGCTAGAACAACATCTCCGCCAGCCTCATCAAATAAGACTTCTAGGAACTTTTGTTGGTTCTCTGTTAAGTTACGTGCCATAATGTCATTCCTTATAGTGGATTATCGGCTAGTTCATCATACGCTTTCCAGATATCGTCTATCTCTGTGTTAAGCGTCTTGAGTGTATCACCTAGTCCGTCTGTAATAGTTGTAGCCTTATCCACTTGGCTACGAAGATCTAGTAACAGCTTCTGCTGCTCTAGGATCTGTGTCATGTTTGTGCTTAGCTGTGCAAGCTTCTGGTTCAAGCCACGTACATCATTGTCTGCGATAGCTTGCTCTAACGTCTGGATACGAACAATAAGTTTAGCTTCTAGCTCTTGATACTTAGACAACAGTAAAGAGTCAAGCGCTACAATCTCACCACTAAGGTTGTTGTTAACCTGTGTAAGGTTGCGCTGGGCGTCTGTCTCTACAGATGTAACACGCTTGTCTAGCTGACCAGCTTTAGCGTCAAAGGATGCAGACTTATCTACAACCTCTGCAATACCAGCCTCAACTCCATAGAAGCGCTGAAGGGTATCATAAGACCACCACACACCTCCTGCAACGGAAGAAAGAACTGGAAGTGCTACTGCAACCATCCAGCCCTTAATGTTGTAACCACCTACGCTAAACTCAAAGTCCATCATTGTGTTGGCATTGCCCCGTACTCATTAATGTATTCACCTGCAGCGTACACGTCAGAAGCGCTCTTCATCTCTGATGTTAGGTATCCCTGCCAACCTGTACCAAATCCAGCGTCTGCCCAAGTAATTACAAACTCATCAACAGACTGAGTATATGTAATCGCTGTGTAGCTACCTACTACAAAGTTATTCTGTACTGCATAGCTGTCTATGCTTGCTGTTAGTTCATCGTTATTAGCAGCAGCCATGTAAGCACCTGCCTGTTGAGCATAACCCTCTACAGCAGATACAGCATCATTGTACTGATCTACTTCTACGGCGTCAATAGAATATTCATCTGTAGCAACCATACCCTGCAGAGCAACTTGCTCAGGCTTAGTATCTGCTTCACTGGCTACAGATGCAACCTCTACTGCAGTCATGATAACAGAAGTAGCAGCAGTGAGGTTATCAACTGCTGTGTTCAAGCTATTCATGTTAGCTGCGTGTTCCTGCATAAACAACTGCTCTGCAGTAGTAGCAACAGCGTAGTCATGCTGAAGTACAAGATCTTTAGCTTGCAAGTAGTTCTGCAACTCATCAGAAGAAATTAAGCCATCATTCATAGCATCGTCTGTTACAACACCACCGATAGCTGCATAACCTACAGCACCGACTGTACGAACACTACTGTCTTTGATACGTGTCTGAATGTCTCCAATACTAGCGATCAGATAGTCAATCTTTTCCTGACCGGTCATTGTATTAGGGTCTACGTTAGCGCTTGCTACTCCTGAAACGCTCACTAATGCTGAGCTTAGGAGCATCGTCTTCAATAACTGCTTCATCTGTGTCTTCCTCTCCTACCCTTAAGAGGGTGTCCCAAAACTCTGTGTCAAGTTCATACCCAACTATGTAGAGCGCTGGGCTGTCTCTGTACTTGTTTATCGCTGCTTTCCCCATGAGCAGCTTTCCCGTCTTGCTGTCGTTGATAGGGCATGGTGTATTAGCTAACATCATACTCCTGAATACGACAGGATCGTGGCAAAGTACAGATATAGCTGATACCTGTAATCCTAAGCCACCCACTTGCTGTGGTGCGCCTAAGAGCCTAGCATTCTTGCGTCTGTTGCAAGAGTCATCCTGCACAGCCTCACCAGTACTGAAACCAAACACCGTAACCTGTAAGCCTGTACTACGTGGCATTAAGCAACTGTCGTTACCACCAGCACCCATAACTGTAGGAGCTATTGCACTCATGACAGGAGCAGCACTCCCAGCACCAGTAGCGTTGTAGTTGTTAGTTACTGACTCTTCAGAGTTGTTACTGTCTACAGTACTGTGCTCGTTACTTGTAGAGAAGTCACCCGTAACATTACCAGCCTGCGCAGTCATCCCCGATAACATCACGAAGATCAGGGTCACTGCACATAAGCTGTAGAGCGGCATCTTTCTGACCGATATATGTAAGAGTTTGTGCATCTAAGTTCCGTTGGCATTTGCTATCATTAGCAGGGCAAGAGGAAGGCAAGACCACATTTGAATTACTACATGCTGTAGTTATACTCATACAAATCAGAAATGCAAGACTATTTGAACGATTTAGCCACGACATTGCGGATCTCACCACGTGCGATACCGATGTCATGAAGCTCTTTGTCTGACATGTTATTGAGAATCCAGTAGTCTGCACGAGCTTGTTGTGCCTTTTGTAAGCTTGCCAAGAAGTCTGTGAATGTTTTGATGATAAGTGCGAACATTGTTGTGTTTCCTATGTTAAGCCTAGCTTCATTGCTAGGGACGTACATAGTTATACACAAATGTCAGACAGTTACCTCTACTAAGTTTGCATACCCGCTATTCGCTATATACCTGAGAAGGTCTCTGTAACAGTTAGGATAGTGTCTACATGCCCTGCTGTTGCAGGTGTTATTTGTATCTTATCGCCAGCAGCGAGAACAATCTCAATGTCTGAGAAGGTTACATACTCACCAGCACCTAAGTTCTTACCTGTAAGGAAGTGTGACGTATAATTATCTGCTGCAACATACCACTCAATCTCAATGCTAACATTACCCGTAGTATTGATAACATGCAGATAGCTAAGCTCAGCTGTACAGTTAGGAGGACACGTATATACATCCTCTGTAGTAGTACCTGAGTTATGCCCATAGACAGAACGCCTACGAGCAGGTCTACCCTGGTGATTGAGCGTAACAGCCATTACTCGTCAACCCACGCTTCATTCTCTGGTGTGTTAGGGTCATCCTTAACGTAATGACCCTTAGCTGTACGAGCACGTTTCTTACCGGGGGGAGGTGTAGATTTCTTAGGCTTCTTAGGCTTAGTAGCTGCAATGTCGGCTTCTGCACAGATGTAGTTGATGTTCTCATCTTTACTCTGCACGTTACCATAGTTATCTTCACCAGCAGACTGATTACCTGCAGAGTCCCACACGTAGCCGTGCTCATCTACACGGTAGCCCTTAGCTTCTAGGGCATCTTTGTATTTATGATAATACTTCATGACTTGTTACTCTTCATTGGACGCTCTGCAGGGTTAGATGCACCACAGTAGCCACCCTTGTAATAACCCATCTTCTTTTTGGCCATGCCACCGTATGCCATCTTTGCTTTCTTGGCTGGCATCTTCATACCGCCACAGTTGCACTCGCCACCTTTACCACAGTTACACTTCATGTTCGTTTTCTCCCTGATGCTGTTGTAGACCACTTAACTTTCTTTGGTCCTGTCTTCTTTGCTGCTTCTTTTTTACTTATCTTACTTGCTACTGCTTTGGGTCTACAAGCAGGATAGGCTCTCTTAGATTTAGTAGCAGACTTACGACCACAGGGCTTACCTGTCTTAACATCTGTCCACTCTTCTCCAAACCACTTACCTAAGCCGCCAGCCTTACTTTTTGACTTTGTTGGCTTTCGTGCCACTGTACTTACCTCCACGTGCTTTGTATGTCTTAGTGAGCCAAGCAGAGCCATAAGCGCTGGGCCATACGTCAAACTTCTTCTTAGCTTCTGCCTTTACTTTAGCATACAGCTTCTTGTTTGTTGGAGTAGGAGACTTAGCCATTACCACTTCACCTTGTCTGCCCAGTAAGCTGCTGAGAGCTTACCCTTCTTGATATTCTTAGCGTGTCGAGCCTTGAAGCTTGCACGTTTCTTCTTCATGCGATCAGATTCACCCGCTTTAGGCTTGCCTGCTGTGGATGCTCCCTGTTCACCAAAGCGGATGAGCTTAATGGTGTCACCCTCTTTGGCAAGTACGGCGTGGGATTTAGTTGGATGCTTGGGTGTACGCTTGGGTTTGTTGTAACCTGCAAAGGTCTCACCTCTATATTCAATAGCCATTACGCTTTACCTGCCTTGCTATTACGAGGGAAGCTACGGTTCTTAGCTTTTGTAGTTACTGTTAAGTTAGAACGCTTGTTATTCTTAGGATTGCCATCCTTGTGATGTACGTCTTTACCATCACCCTTCTTAACGGCACCACCCTTAGTAAGAGCAGCACGAGCAGTATTACGAGAAGCACGTTTCTTTACCTGAGCAGGTTTGCCTTGGTAGTTAGCGTATTCTTTCTTGTAGTCTCTAGCCATAGCTTCGCTCTCTGTCAGGGTCTAATACGTCAGCACGGTCTAACATACCCTCAAGGTACATCATGCGCTCTACGTAATCTAAGGTTAACTCTTTATCAGGGAATACTTCACGGAGATGTGCTCTTACGTAGAATACGTCACTACGAGGAATGTGTACACGCTGAAAGGCTTTTACATCATTTGACGCTAAAGCAGAGTAAAACTCTTCTAATACGGAATCTGATGCGTATAGTTTTATACGGTTAGACATAATTGTCAACACTTTTATTGTACAAAGGGGAAAGTGGTACGTGCCGCAAACTACGTGTGAGGAGAGTGAGGGAGGAGAGAGTAACACATAGGGTGAAACACGTACCAAGGTTGTTGTAACATTATTATTATGAGAGAGAGTTGTTACAAGTATTAGTATATAACACTCTAATTAGTAATACAAGTATAAAAGTTAAGTTTATAGAGTATTACTCTAAGAGTTTAACTCTACCTATGTCCACTATCCTTTTTGTAACACTTTCTTATAGAGTAAGACTCTTCTTTATTTATTACTTTACTTTAGTTTTAACTATAAGAGTAATACTCTGTGTGCTCCTGCTCCGCAGTTATACCCATAGAAACACCCTGGTCAACCCCTAAAATGCACTGACTGCTAATGTTGTAACAAAACGTGATATATTCTTACAGAGTTGTAACATTTCGTTACTGTAATACAGGGTTATTACTTAGGGTACCTGCTCAAGTGGTCCTTAGGGGGGTCTGTCTCAAATAGTGATACTAACTAGGTCCACATCGGCCTTACTTTATAGAGGTTTACATAAAGCACTGCTTATATACGAACTAAAAAACCCCTTCTGTGTAGTTATACATATACGTAT